GCGGCAGAGGTGTCTGGATCGCAATCTGTAGCGGCTTCATTCGGTGAAGGCGGGAAAGCCAAAGCATCCGAAAACGGGGCTATTGTTCTGTGTTATCGAGATGACGACGGCGAGATAATTCATATCCGTGCCAGCAAAGTTGGCGAAAACGGAATTAAGCCGGATGTTTGGTATTCACTGAATGAAGATGGTGAATTTAAAGAAGCCCAAGACCACTAGATGAGGTGATGTATGAGAGATGAAATTAAAACAGGCGGCCCAGCGTTCGCAGCTACAGGGCGACCAGACCAGCAATTCATTAAGCAGGAAGGTATGACACTTCTCGATTATTTTGCGGCCAAGGCAATGCAGGGAATTATCCGCCGATATGATGGGCATAGCTTTGGCGGCGGCCCTAATTCACCGCATTACAAAGAATTAGCTGAGGATGCATATTTAATCGCAGACGCAATGATTAAGGCGAGAGGGTGAGATATGCAATGTCAATATTGTGGCGGCCCTGTTATCTGGAAAGGCCCATTCTCAGCACTAACTCACACTGAGTGCCAAGAATGCGGCGCTATAAATTGTCAGGTAGTAGAACCAACTAACGAAGAAGAAACCGAGTAACTCCCCACCCCCACCAATCCCCAGAGTAAATAACTGACAACTGTCGGTGTTTTGCTGTGGGCTAAACACAACTAACCAAAAGGTATCCCTATGCAATACGCCATTGCAGGGCAGACCGCATCGGGCTGCTCTACTAACTATTTGACCAAAATTCAGCATTCACCGGCCTACCGCCTCACATCAGCAAGCTTCACTCCCCCGCCACGAAAGAGCTTGCTGGACAAGATAGTAGAATTTCTACGCTCAAAGGGGAATCTGCTATGACTGATCTCGATAAGGCACTCAACGCGCTGAGCGATGAGGAGCGCAGCATTATTGACAGATATGCCAGTGAGTACATGGAAGGTATTAAAGACTCGGCATTTCGCAAGGCGTGGATGGACTTACGCCTGACTGATGATGATAAACAGCGGCGATTCATGGAAAGCGACGAGTTCGCAGAATGCCTCCATCAATACCAGACCGATAACGCCTACTGGCAAGCTCTGTACCAACGTAAGCAGGAAGCTGAATCGGCGACAGAGCATAAGGGTTACATGGCCTTAACTAACTTATATGGCAGGGTAGCGTGATGGAAACTGAAAATCTATCAGTCTGGAAGCAAGTACAAAAGACCGATGAGAAATATACCAAAGCGTTCTCAAATAATGGTGGTGGGACATCAATAAACGGAACTTACATGGTTATGAGGGCAACGGAGATATTTGGTCCTATCGGTATTGGTTGGGGGTATCGAATTATTGAAGAGCGATTCGATAAAGGCGCACCTATTCAAGAAATGGTGATGAAAGATGGAAAACCTGCGGGCCAAAGAATAGTTTCTGACGCTGCTGGTAACTTTGTGTATGAGCTTAACCACACCGTCAAAATTGAGCTTTGGTTCATGCGAGATGGTGTAAAGGGATCAATTGAATCGTATGGATGCACACCATACCTAACAAAGAATAAGTATGGGCTAACAACGGATGGTGAGGCCCCTAAGAAGTCTCTTACTGACGCAACAAAAAAAGCACTATCAATGCTCGGTTTCTCAGCTGACATATTCCTTGGACTGTTCGATGACCAAGAATATCGGCAAGAAGTTAAAGAAGAGTTTGCCATCAAAAATGCCAGCGACAAAGCAGAGGCTGTGACTAATGTTCGTGATGAATTTGACGCCAAGTTTGCACGTAACGCAGCAACATTAGAAACAGCGGTAAGTCAGGCAGAGGCAGAGAAAATATTTACATCAGTATCACGGACGATTGAAGCACACCGGAAAGCCTCTGAGTCAAGAGGTGACCTTGAGCAGGCAAAATATGCAGCCACGAGACTGCGTAGACTTTTAGCAATAAAAGACGCTCGAATAAAGGTTCTTACATCTGCAAACAACGAGGCAGAAGCCCAAGGATAAATAATCATGTCAGGAACAATTATTAGTCTATCGGCAGATATTAAGAAGTTAAAACAACTTGCTGAGGATGGCGAGTTAACTGATGAAGAAATTGCAGACACTATTCAAGGAATGGAAGGTGAGTTGTCGGACAGATTAGATAAGGTTTATGCATTATGCAGAATTTTTGACGGAAACGCGACTGCATTAGACGAGGAGGGTAAGCGATTAGCCGAAAGGAAGAGGCACTTTGAAAATGAAGGTAAGCGGTTAAAGAAATATATTTTGGATTGCATGACTGTTGCAGGGAAGAAAACAGTAAAGACCACGTTCAATACTTTCTCCGTTAGGAAGGCGGTAGACCGGCTAATAATTGATGATGAGGCACTTATCGGTGATGACTTTGTAAGTACGGAAGTTATTACCAGAGTTGACAAGGCCGCAGTAAAAGAGGCTGTAAAAAAAGCCATTGAAGGCGGAATCTCTTTTTCTGGCGCTCACCTTGAAGAGGGTGAACCATCGCTTCAGGTCAGGTGATAATATGACCCACTCTCACGACAACATCACTGTTGGCTGCATAACCCTAATCTACTCAGAAGTACACCACGGATGGATTACCCCCTATAACCAAGTTGTTAAAAACCAAATCGTTGATCAATTAATTGCAGAGCGGATTAACTCAAATCTGAAATTGTCACTTGCTGCCAACGGACTGGCAGCCTAATCCCCTACCCCATTACCGGCAGTCAATCTGCTGAGGAATAGTTATGTCTGAAATAAAAGTATACGGACTCGATAGCAGCCTCATTCATGACGCTGACCCGAAAGACGGCTTTGTCGTTGATGTTGTGAGATTCAATGACTACGTGGAGCTTGAAAAGAAGTATCAAGCGTTGGTTGGTGAGAATGCGGCCGCTATTGAAGCGGTGAGAATATTCTCCAATGCAACCGAGCAGCTTACAGAAATCATTGGTGATGAGATTGGGATGGATGGCGTGAGCAAGTTACTTCATGGCTTCTCCATCGTTGGAAGTATGCCAGCCACAACTCAGGCGCTTAACGAGATAAAGGCGCAGGGTATTGAGGAATACGGAAATCTAACAATTAACATCGGTCAGGACGAAAACTGCGAAGAGGTAATTTACGCCGGAAAGCAGGCTCTATTGTTCGCCGCCAGCCTGAGGGGTGAACATGAAATCAAATCGTGAAGCTAAGCGGCTGCTTGGCATGACGTTCAATATCAGTCGGCGGCGAATAGTGACTAAATCTGAATGGACTGGATTGCACGTAACGGTTAAGCCATCTGCCAGCCAGAACCGTGCTAAAAAACGGGCCGAGGAAGTCGAATATGCAGAATGCGTCTGCGGAGAATGGGGCGAGGTTAATTTTGATGGTCGCCGTTATTACTGCGGCGGCTCACCACGATGCTGCCCATAAGGAACAGCTGATGAATAACATCGAAGAGTTGAGTAAGCCCGTTGCTGAAGTAAATTCTAAATACGGTGATCCAGAAGCATTTGGTGAGCGAAAACTTAACGTTCTGGCTGATATTCAGAAAATGCCATATCAGACTAAATTCTACTCGCAAGAGTACGTTGATGCACTGATAGCCCAACTGGCAGCAGCAGAAGCACAGATAAAAGATATGAAAGAGGTTTTGCGCGGAATTCATAACACAGCCATTGATCCGTATGGCTCACGAGCAGGAATAGCAATTGCCGCTAAACGAGCGGTGCTGGGGGATGCAGATGCTGAGTGAAGAATTGGAATTTACCCGCCAGCCCGACGGTGGTCTTGCAGACCAGATTGAGGTACTCGAAGCATTCGCAGACGGTGACGCCGACAACACCGAGTTACTTATGCTTCTCATTGAACTGCGTTCACTGCGTGAGCAACTTGCAGAGTTGAAAGCATCGATGGGCTTTAATGTTGGTGACAGAGTGTGCGACTCTGTTGATAAGTTTGGTGATGGATATGTTGTATCAATCAATAATGGAAGTGATAAATATCCTATAAGCGTACAGTTTGATAAATCAGACAAGAGAAGAATTTCCACATATACCTTGGACGGTAGAAAATTATCTAATTGCCCGGTGTGCTTGTATAAGACTCCAGAAGCTAAGCCAGCGGAGGACTAATGCTAATCGGCTTTGTTCTTCTCATAAGCTCATGCGGCTTTGATGCCTGTGATGCCCTACCCGTTACCGAAGATATCTACCCTACTCAATCCGAATGCCAAACCGTATCAACGCTGATTAAAGAGCGCAGGCCCAACGTTGTGCTCATGTGCAGCGAAGTATATCGCTAACTCGTTTTAACCCCACCACGGACTCACAGAAACGGATTTCACTAAATCTGGAGATTCCCTATGGCTATTTCAATGCTCCCAGTTGAGCGTAAATTCCCGCGGCCCGCTGAATTGACGGGCCGAATCAATGACCTTATTCAGGAATATGCCGGTGAAATAGGCGTCTGTGAGGTGCTTGGCGTGCTGGAAATCGTCAAGTTTGGATTGCTGAACCAACAAACAAATGAGGTGGCGTAATGTGCGATGAAATTGATAGGGCCCAAGAGCTTGAATATCTGAATGTAGAAATCGGTATCGCTAATCGCAAGCCAACAATGACGTTTACCGGCCAGTGCCACTTCTCAGAGTGTCGCCAGCCGATTGCTCGCGGCCTGTTCTGTGATGCTGGGTGTCGTGATGATTTTGAGATTGACGAGCGGCGTAAGGGGATGGCGGCATGAGTAGAGGAACCATTATTTGTCTGTGCGACCTGACGGGAATTATGGCGGGACCGTGGGTAGCTGCTGGGTATGATGCAATTTTAATTGACCCGCAGCACATTGAGAAAAGTAACCAGGCGGGAATACGAAAGTGGCCAGACACAGTCCTGACGGCTGCCGGCGCTCTGGGTGATGTTATCCGGAATGAAGAAATTGTGTTTGTTGCTGGATTTCCACCGTGCACTGATGTTGCTGTAAGTGGTGCCGCTCACTTCGAAAAGAAACGCAATGCGGATACTCATTTTCAGGCTAAGGCCGCTCTCGTTGCTGAACAATGCCGAATGATTGGTGAAATAACCGGAGCGCCGTGGTTCTTCGAAAATCCAGTAAGTGTTTTCAGTGGCATATTTGGAAAGCCTAATTTCATTTTCAATCCAAGTGATTACGGAGGTTATCTGCCAGAGCGCGATGTTCACCCAACCTATCCAGACTACATCGCTCCACGTGATGCATATCCAAAGAAAACCTGTTTATGGACTGGCGGTGGCTTTGTGATGCCGGATAAGTTGCCAGTTCCTGTGCCTGATGGTTATTCAACTCAGCATCTAAAACTAGGTGGAAAGTCAGAGCGAGTGAAGAACATTCGAAGCGCCACGCCGCGCGGTTTCGCTGAAGCAGTTTTCCAAGCTAATGCTCCACATTTGAAAGCGTTAAGAGAGGCGGCATGAGTAAGCGCCTTGAGTGCCTATGGCTGAGTCCTAATGTTCTTTCTGGGAGTAAAGCAGCATGAAGAGAAAAATATCAGACGGTGCCTGGTTCTTTATCGTCATCATCGCATGGGCGGTGCTGGCAACAATTTATACAATTGAGACTGAAGCTGTTAGGGGGATGTTCGGATGATGGCTATGAACCTTGATTTCGTTAAGTACAAAGTCGAAGAATTGCCGCCAGAAGCTACGTGCTCATTCTGCAATAAGACTGAGAGCGAAGTTCGCATCATCACCGGCCCGGCTATAAATATCTGCAATGAGTGTGTGAGCCTATGCAATGAGATTCTTGACGAAGAAGAATTAGCTCGCAAGAACGCGGCAATAACTGACATCGTTAGCATTCAATCTGCATTGCCTGATAGCTATCAACCTGAAGATGTTGCAGTTGCTATTTACGATGCTGGCTACCGGAAACCAAAGGAGTAATTTATGCAGGCACTTAACTTTGTAATGGCGTATCTGGATTGGATACTGCTTATCGTCGGCGGCTGTGCAGCTTTCTGGTTGGTGTGGGTAAAAGGATGGTAAGTGCATGGAGACAACCATTGAAAACGCTATTAGGTCAGTAGCTCAATGTTGTAGGACGGAAATAATTGAAGCCACGGATGGCAAGCCACTTTCAGAACACGACAAGCTCATCACCGAAATCCTCGACCGCCACGCAAAAAAAATCACCGCCCTACCCCCTAACACTTTCCCGGCTAAGCGCTGGTTGAGTTATTACGTCCGTCAGATTGATAAAGAGATAAGAGGCCAGCTATGACTAATGTTATTCAGCTTGTACCCGCCGAATGGGTTTCTGAGTCGGTACTTATGGCCGTCACTGGACTAAAAAAGAACACAATTAAACACGCAAGAAATACCTCGTGGATGGAAGGTAGAGAATATCGACATGTTTCTGGTAATGGGGAACCACATGAAACCGCCCCATGCTTTTACAAGTTAAAGCTAATTGAGGAGTGGATAGGAAGGATGCCGAAAGCGGTACGTCGAGAGAAAAAGTCTGCTTAAATAGCGATCCCTTTTCATTCAGGAAGGAGTTGATGATGAAGAAGCAATACCCAACCGGAACGGAGTCCCATGGAGGGATGCTCCGAATCTGGTTTATTTACAACGGGGAAAGGTGCAGGGAATCACTTGGCGTTCCAGACACGCCGAAAAACAGGAAGATTGCCGGGGAGCTTCGCCAGTCAGTGATGTATGCGATCAGGACGGGAAGCTTTGATTACGCTGATAGCTTCCCTAAATCTTCAAAGGTGGTTAAGCCTGAGCCAGGGATGACGGTAGCCAGGTTGTTCAATATCTGGTTGGAAATCAAGCGTTATGAAATATCTGATAACTCGCTGATCCGCTATAAAAGCTGTATAGCTTCAATTGTTAGAGCAATTGGGCCAGACAGGAAGATAGCGGATATTAAAGCTCGTGATTTATCAGTAATGAGAAATGAGCTTATTGATGGCAATCACTTCTCAAAGCTCGATAAAAAAGGCAGGAGCGTAGTTACAGTAAATGGATATGTCTCAAGGGCAATGACTGTTTTCAGATTTGCTAAAGAGAATGGTTATATGGATACGGATATAACCACCTCGGTAAAGCTACTAAAAACAGCCAGGCAACGGCCTGACCCGCTATCTGTTGATGAGTTCGATAGATTGATATCTGCCTGCCACTGCCGACAGACTACGAATCTATGGACGCTGGCGGTCTATACGGGGCTGAGACATGGGGAAATATGTTCTCTTGCATGGGAGGATATTGATTTAGTTGCGGGTACTTTATGCGTAAGGCGCAATATCACCACGGCAAAACAATTTACCCTACCTAAAACCGAGTCAGGTACTAACCGGTTAGTTCAGCTAAACGTAAATGCTATCCACGCGCTGAAAGACCAGCTTGAGTTGACCAGGATGGGGAAGAAACATCAGATAACCGTGCTAACCAGGCAGCGTGGAAAAACAAAAGAGGAGGAATGTACTTTTGTATTCAATCCAGCGCTGACGACAATATCCGGCAGGATCGGCGTTTGTTACTCGGCTGCGTCGCTTGGAGGAACATGGAATACAGCGCTGAGGAAATCAGGTATTAGGCATAGGAACCCATACCAATCACGGCACACGTTTGCATGCTGGATGTTATCTGCTGGAGCAAACCCTTATTTTATTGCAGCACAAATGGGACACAGTAGTCCGCAGATGTTATATCAGGTTTACGGTGACTGGATGCCAAGCAATAACGTTGAACAGGTGGAGCTGATCAACGCTAAAATTAAGCAAAATGTCCCACCCATGCCCCATAAAGCAGCATCCTTTCGGTAA